AAAAAACGTATTTTAGAATTATCATGATAATCTAAATAGCGACGAAGCCGCTTAAAAAAAAGCTGCAAATGGTCACGATGCAGCGAACAGTCAGCTGGAAGGCAATCATCGTTATAGGTTAGCGTGATGAAGCAGTTATGAAGATGTAGTTTTGCTTCGTGGACGCAGCGAATAGCCCAGTCATTAGCTTTATCCAAACGGCAGCCAAGACATTGGCCACAAGGAACAACAACAGCATAATTATTAGCCAGCTCACTTTTAGCAATTTCCAAAGATTGTCCATAAAGATCACGATAAGATACAAAATTAGATAGCTCAAATTTGCCGTTAGAATTAGGAACGGCAGATCTTTTTGCAAACATAGGATTAAGGCAAGTCATAATACACACAGCTTTCTACATGCGGATACCACCGCGCATGTTGCGAGATTTAAGATTTTTGAGCCGCGGAACGGCATGATTGCGAAAGTTCCGGCGAGAGCTTCCGCGCGAAATTCTACTTCTTTTCATGGCGTTTACTCCTTAAATAAATACCAAGGGTTAAAAGATTAATTATTTTTTCCCAAAAAGCGGGAGTAGCTTTTTTCTTCAGTCTGCGCTGCGACTGCGTGACGAAAGCCATTTACGTCGTCTTGACCTCTTTTCTGCATATTAACAAGGTCATCCTGCACAGCAAGTGAGATAGCTTTAAGACTTGAAGAGCCTTCACGGTTATACTTACCGGTACGAAACATGTCAATAAAATCAACAACTTCCTGAATAAAAGGAATAACGGTAGAAACGAGAAATGTCAGAATAGCAGTAGTTTTGTTGGACATAATTAATCACCTCATTTAGAAAAATAACTAGCAATACCGGAAAACAAACGATTAGCTGCACGGCCAACAGTATTCCAAGGCAGGCCGTCATCAGAAAGGCCAAGATCTTTATAATCCTTATTACGAGAAGTCTTATAATCATAATCAGCCTTAGCAACATAAGATAATTGATTATTATAAGCGGCGGAACTATTAGCGGCATTTCCTTGAGCAATCATCATATTAGCTTGAGCCGGCATAACAACATTGCGCTGATAAAGAGCATTTTGAGTTTGCTCATCAATTAACTGACCTTGTTTTTCAGCATTGCGTAAATTCTGTTTATACAAAGCAACATTGTCAGCATAAGTATCAGTAGCTAATTTATTAGCAATAGTTTTTCCAGCAGCTTCAGCTTCGAAATTTTTAGCAGTAGCAGCATTCAAAAGCACATCAGAATCTAACTTTTTAACAGTGCCTTCACCGACACGTTGAGCAGTATCAGCCTGCTTTTGAGCAGCCTTAGCAGAGCTACCAGCAGCCTGGGAAGACATACCAGCAGTAACTCCTTCACCTAGATTATACTGACTAGCAAGGGCGGATGCACCATTAACGGAACCACCAATACCAGAAGTAGCAGCAAGCATAGGGTTTAACCCGGCCTTTTGCATATCTTCCATGGACCACTGATAACGATGCTGATAATTATATTGATTACGTTGATTGGCTACCGTTGCAGCATGACGATCAGCAGAGTTAGATAAAGCACCACCAATGATAGACGCAATGCCACCAGTAACAGCTCCAAGAGCAGATCCAAGAAATGACATAGAAAATCACTCCTTTTTTAGAAATGTCCCATCATACCGGGTATACCATACATAGGCATTGGACGAATACACTTAAGGTTAAATTTAACATCTAACAAAAAGTGAGGATAACTAGGAACAGCAACTACACGGCTAATGGGCGGATGGTCTTGAATAAACTCATCAGAAAGCGTAGGAAGCGTAGCAAACTTTTGAGAAAGATGCCAAACATCAAGAGGTTCTTTATAGGTCGAACGGAATTGACCGGTAATCAAAGACGGCTTGTAACGATATTCTGCGTAACGTTCTTGATAACCGAAAACTTTCTTGTCAGCGTCATTTCCTTGACAATAAATTTCAATGTTTTGAATAGCCTGTTCGCCGAGATGAGCAAAAGACGGCCAATAAAAATCAAGCACATCAGAGCGCAGCCACATTTTATTAATACCTTGCTGGTAAGTCAAATCAGCACGAACATTAATAAGGCCGATAACATAACCAAATTCGCTAAAAGATTTAGTAAAGGCATGATACCTTTGAGCGTTAAGGCCATATGCAGCTAAATTACCTTGTGGAGTAGTAGAATCAGTAGAGCTAGTTTGAGTAACCGGATTAATATTCATCATGCTAGAATGAGAGCCGAGAAACTCCGGACGTTGCAAACGGGCGTCGGGATTGGTAACGCCGAAGTGAGCTTGCAGTTTTTCCGTATAACGTGTACCACCTCTAGCATCAATCTCGTAGTAGCGTTGCAGCATAAACGCTTGACGAAGTGAATTAATAGTAACCATGGAAACACCAGAAAGATCAGCATAAACACCAGAATCATTTTTTAAATCAAGTTTATGAGTAAAATTTGCATTATAGGAGCCAAAAGTAATCATATTGTTAGGCCAATCAGCATTAACAGCACCGGAAAGAAAAGCAGATTGACCGGTAGAAGAATCAGTAAGTTTAATACCGGAATCCGACAAAACCGGAGCAGAACCGCCTAAAGGCAAATCAACAGCCGGGCCTTTTTGGGGCCACGGAAGAGCACCGGTAAAATAATCATATCTTTTTCCACGCGGGGCCGTGTCATACCAATTATTTACGCCGGAAGGTAAACCATAACCAGGATTGGCAGTAGATTGGCCCATAGGTTCGAGAACTGTATTATTTTCACCTTTAGACACCTTAACAGATTTTTGTAAGTTCTCATCTCTGAACCATTCGTTCCAAATAAGCCAATACGAGCGGAACGGCAAACAGTTAACGGAAACATTATTGAACGTACCGGAAGAGCAAGCGATACCCATATAATCGGGTAACTTATTCGTCATATCGCCGGTCAAAGAAACAGTAGGAACAAGGTAGTCCGTCGAATCTTCAGGATTCTCTTGCTCACCGCAAAGATTAACCCATTTGTCATATACAAGACGGGACGGCACGAAAAAGAAGAAACTCTCAATATAAATGTTATCCATGAACGGAACAACCGGAGTAGCCAAACGACAAAATTCAACCGGATTCAATGTAAACGTATCGCCTGGAATTACTTCGTCGACAAAGTAAGGAATAAGCTGGCCTTCATTAAAGGTTGTCTTATAAACATGACTACGATCGAAAACAGAGCGGCGAATATTAGCTTGTGGAACCATCGCAAAATGCGACTGATTTACACGAATGTTACGAGCCATTTTAAAAACTCCTTAATTTTAATAAACGACCGAAAAGCACGAGAACGGCATTTTCGTTATCAAATACGAAATTAATAAAAAATAAATAAAAGCCTTTTTTTAAAGGGTTTTTCGTATTTTGTGTCACCTTGACCAGTTACTATCAAGTAAGTAACTGGTCAAGGTGACAGGGTTATTATTCTACATAAGTGAATATTAGCATATAAGTTATTTTTGCTCTAAATTACTCTCTACTGCTACCGGAGTAACAGGTTCTACCGAAGTATCTACAATAGCTTTAGGTTTAAGGCCTAACTCTTCAAGCCTAGAAACAACTTTGGCGTCAGTAGATGTTAGAGCATCAAGCAGCATTCGTGGGTCATTGCCAAATTCGGCACGAACGCTAGAAGGCAAATCTGCAAATTCTGCATTAACATTAGCAACAAGGTTACAAGCCGTTTCATAATCCGGAAGAAGCGTTGTATCTCCATACTGTAAAGTAGCCGGGTCATGCGCTCCGACAGAATCAACAATGCCGGTAGTATTAAAATTAGCGATAATATGATGAATATCGCATTCTTCGGCAAATGTTTGGTCAGCAAGCGAAGGCTGTGTAATTTCTACGTGCGGTTTTGGCGGTTGCTCATCGTATAACGTAAAAAACTTAGCCATGCGTAAAAATCTCCTTTCTTAACCTAACAAGGCGCGCAGGTCAGTTTTGCGTAAGGCTCAATTCTCGTCCGCGGTTGTTACGAAGATGTGAAGCGATTGTTTCAGCTACGAGCAGCAAAGTACAGTCATACCGGCATAGCCGGTATATAAATACAAAAAAGACGTCTAACATTACGCCAGACGCCTTAATTGCGTTGTGATATTACAACTTGCCTTGTTAGAATTATACCACAACATTGGAAAGCGGGCAAGCGTACCTTATAACTACATTTTAACATTCTCCGGGGGGAGGGTCAACAGTTCCGTAGCGGTAGACAAGAGCAAAGTGGGATTTTGTGGGGAAAATTCGCAGGTTTTATCGTCGAACTCACCAAGATACATAAGAACGAAGTCCTCATGATAGTCATGAATAATATTGCTACGCTCCGAAGTAGACGGCTGATTTACCATAATTTGGAACTGACGAATAGCCATAGCATTATTTTGTTGAACGAAGGGCGGGTTCATCAGCTCGCCCTTACGGTCATAAATACAATAAAGTTTCATTTTTTCACCTCGTCAAATAATTTTTCAGGAACTTTGACACCGTCACAAGCAAGCTCATTGGACGTATAATCAATATAAGCTTTAAAATGAATATCGTCATTAAAAGAACGAAAATCAGATTTTATAAGACACAAAAGCTTATCTTTACATTCATCAGTAACCTCATGATAAAGACCATGCCAAAGAAAACATTTACCAGAAGACTGAACACGTCTACAATAAGAGCGATAACGACCATAAGTAGAGAAACAAGCCTGCATGGAAAGAATATCATTAATAGCCTTAATAGTAGAAGACTGAAGAATACATTTAGTTCCAACAAATGAAGAATAATAATAATCTTTTAACATATCGCTTACCTCACTTTCTGATATTATTATACCAAGAGAGATAGCAACTGTCAAAAACTTTTTGCAACTTTTTGCAACTTTTACAAACCTAAATTATCAAAATCACGTTCAAATTGTTCCTGCCGGTGCTTCATAATTTTTTCGCGAGCCGCAAGCCTATTAGTATCAATGGTAGCAGCCTTAGCATTATCAGCCTTATTTTGCTTATATATACTATACCAAACGGGGTTACTGCGCTCAAAAAGTGTTTGATAATAACGAGGTATTTTATATTTAGCTCCATTAATAGTTACAAAGCCAAGATTAAAAATATACTCAGAATAACGGCTGAAATAGTCTGCTCCTATACCAGGCTTAAGCGAACTGCCAACAAACTCCGGACTAATACCGAGAGCATCATACATGCAGGCGTTCTTGCCGGTCTGCTTTTTGAGTGAATATTTAGCAACATAGCGGGCAGATTCAAAAGTAATAGCTCCAACAGTATTAAACCCATACGGCCAAAGTCGCTCCAACGTGGGAGAACGGAAAAGATTATAACCAGCTGTCAACGCCGAAATCTTCCGAACGTCAGAAGGAAACCAACCAAAGCAAAGAATATGATAATGCGGCCTGCGGTTAAGGTTGCCATACTCACCGCAGCACAAAAAACGTATTTTAGAATTATCATGATAATCTAAATAGCGACGAAGCCGCTTAAAAAAAAGCTGCAAATGGTCACGATGCAGCGAACAGTCAGCTGGAAGGCAATCATCGTTATAGGT